CTACTGTTAAGTATAGGGATAACTCAGAAGATATTTTGGTACTAAGAGGTTATATTTTAAACAATTAATTTTACTACTAATGAAAGCTAACATTACTGAAACAACTCAAGGATTTCACAAGAATATATTGATGAATCTTCTTAAAGAGTTGAATTATAAGACTATAAAGGAATTTCAAATTGCTAATAAGTTAATTGCAGATGGTATATTTGGAATAAATTCTTATTCTAAGTTGTATGCTCTTCTTCTTAATGTAGAAGAGGTTCCTTTTGAAGGACATTATGTTAAGACTAAACAGATTAAGAAACAGATTATATGGCATCATTCTGCAGGATGGGATAATGTTAGAGGTATGTTTGATTGGTGGAAGAATGATAAGGTGTTTCATGTAGCTACATCAATAGGAATAAATGATGAAGGTAAGGTATATAGAGGATTTGATGAATCATATTGGGCAGCTCATATTGGTGCTACTATTGATGTATTTACTTCTAATGGTGTACCACTTAAATATGCTGGTGGATATGTGGTAAATAATATGGAACTTGACCAAGCATCAGTTGCTGTTGAGATAGCTAACTGGGGTTCTCTTACTGAAAAGAATGGTAAGTGTTATTCATGGGCAAATGCTGAAGTTCCTGCTAATAAGGTAATAGAGTTGAATTATAAAGGTATCAAGTATTATGAAGTTTATACTGATGCTGAGATTAAGACACTTAAGTATTGGACTCTATTAAATGCTGTAAGATTTCAGATACCTGTTAACTTTAGTTATGATGATTGCTTTAAGGTTAGTAAGAAAGCACTATCAGGGGAACCAGGTATTTATACACATAATTCTTTTATATGGTCTAAGACTGATGTATCTCCACAACCTAAGTTGATAGAGATGGCTAAGTCTTTGATTGATTATACTAAGTAAGTGTAATTAATAATGAAATGTAAAGGAAGAGAATTAATTCAAAAAGAAGATGTAGCTTTATGTCAGTAGAAATATTTGAAATTGATGGTTCTATAGTTAGACCTGTAAAAGATATATTACTTATATATCCTTTTAATGAGATATGGAATAGAGATGAAACTAAGCATAAATCAATAGCTATTAATGAGTTAGCTTATATTTATTACTTGGTGTCACCTAAGAAAACTAATCCTTATTCAGGTTATTCTAATGAACTTAAGAGTAAGAAGATAATTGAAGGAATATGGAAACAAGTTGAATGGACTCCTGATGATTTAGTTAAAGAAGCTATTGCTACTTATGCTAAATGGTTAGAAGAAGCTGCTCCATCAATGAGGTATTATAATGCTGTAAAGTCAGGAGTAGAGCAGACTATTAACTTTTTTCAAAATATAGATTTTAATGAGAGAACGGATAAAGGTTTACCTGTATATAAGATTAGTGAAGTTATCCCTGCACTTAAATCAGCTAATGAGGTTCTTAAGTCCATGACAGATTTACAGGAAAGAGTAGAGCAAGAAGTATATGAAAGTTCTAAAACTAAATCAGGTAAAGAGATTAACGTATTTGAAAGATAACTATAAATTAAATATTATGGCAAACAAATTTTTAGAAGCTTTTGATGATGAGTATAAAGATATAAAATCAATGAAAGCTAAGTCAAATCCTAATGGGATGGGTATGGGTAAAGATTGTAGTGGGTTTATATCTATGCTGTTTAAGGCTAAAGAAGATGCTCATATTACTCATATTGAGCAAAGAAGTAGAGCATTAGCTCCTCATGAAGCTTTATCTATATTTTATAGTGGATTAGATGAGAAGTTAGATACTCTTGCTGAAACAGTTATGGGTATTCATGGTCAGCTTACTCTTTCTTTTAGTGCTTCTGCTATGTCTAATCCTTTAGCTTATATGCAAAATCTTTATACTCAGGTTACTAAGGAAAGAGATATGTATGAAGAAGGATGGATTCAAAATCAGATAGATGAAGTAGCACAACTTATAGCACATACTATTTATAGATTAAAGTTTGTTACTACTGCACCTGGTCAATAATATTAAAGGATTACATGAGTAAAGTAAGTTCAGTAAGAAATAAAGATGGTCATTGGGTCAATACTGAAGTGTTTAGAGAAGAAGCTAAACACTTTGAAAAGTATGGTTATTATTGTCCTGACCCTTGGGGTTCTCCATCATGGCAAATGTATTGGGAAGAACAGATGAATAGGTGTATTCGTGGTTATGAAGTAGGAGGAGCTAAAGTAACTGGTGACCATTATTTTTATATGAACTTCTGTCCTATAATGAGAGTTGAGAAAGGAGCAGGAGGTAGAAAGGCAAAGAAGTTAGCAGGGTTTCCTGACTTTTGGGATGGTGATTATAACTTTGAATGGATAACTGAAATAGCTTATAATGGTATAGATAAAAAGGATTTAAATAAGTTACACTTAGAGGTTAGAATAGAAGATGAATTTCTTGATGGTGGTAGACATGTTATTGTAGGTAAATCTCGAAGAAAAGGTTACTCATTTAAGAATGCAGCTAAAGTTGCTAATATGTATAATACTGTTAGAAACTCTCTTTCTCTTATTGGTGCTTTTGAAAAAAAGTACCTTTACCCTGAAGGAACTATGGGTATGGTTACAGATTATATTAATTTTTTAAATGAGCATACAGGATGGAGAAAGAATAGAGATTACATTGATAAACAAGACCATAGAAAAGCATCATTTAAAGAAGTTATAAATGGTGTAGCTATTGAGAAAGGTTATCAGTCACAAGTTATTGCTGTAACATTTAAGGATAATCCAGATGCTGCCAGGGGTAAAGATGCTAAATATGTGTTGTTAGAAGAAGCAGGTAAGTTTCCTAATTTAAAGGATTCATATATGGCTACTGAACCTACACTAAAAGCAGGTAAGTTTATAACAGGACAGATTATTATATTTGGTACAGGTGGTGATATGGAAGGTGGTACAGTAGATTTTGCTGAAATGTTTTATGACCCAGCAACTTATAACTTAATGCCTTTTACAAATACATGGGATGAGAATGCAGAGAATACTAAGTGTGGTTTCTTCCATCCTATATATTGGAATATGGATGGTTTTTATGATAAGCAAGGTAATTCATTAAAAGAAGATGCAATAAATTATGAGTTAGCAGAAAGAGAAAAGATTTTAGTTAATTCTTCTAATGGTACAGGAGTTATTCAAAGGAGAGTACAGGAATATCCTATAAGACCAAGTGAAGCTTTCTTAACTGTATCTACTAATGATTTTCCAGTTACTGAACTTAGAAATAGATTAAACATTGTAGAGAGAGAAAAGTTACATGAGAAAAAAGGACAACCTGTATATTTAACTAAGGTAGAAGGTAAAGTTAAAGCTGCACCTGATTTAAGAAATGAGTTAGAACCAGTATGGCATTATAAACCTAAGATATTAAGTTTAAGTGGTAGTCCTGTTATATTTGAATATCCAATACCTAATGCACCTAAAGGTCTTTACAAGATAGGGTATGACCCTTATCAACAAGACCAAAGTGGAGGTACATCATTAGGTGCTGTATATGTTTATAAAGGTACTACTACTTTTTCTTATAGTAGAGATATGGTAGTAGCATCTTATGTAGGTAGGATGAAAACTGCTGATGATACTCATAGGATAGTAGAGTTATTAGCTGAACTTTATAATGCAGAGATAATGCATGAAAATATGATTAGAGATGTTAAGTCATATTTTGAAAAGAATAGAAAGTTACATCTCTTAGCTGCACAACCTGATGCTGTTATATCTAAGACTATCAAGAACTCTAAGGTAGCAAGGATATATGGTATTCACATGAATGACCAGTTAAAAGATGCAGGAGCTAAATATATAAAGCAATGGTTATTAAAAGAGAGAGATATAGATGAATTTGGAAATAAAGTCTTAAATTTGGATTTGATATCAGACCCAGGATTATTAGAAGAATTGATATTATTTAATAAGAAAGGAAACTTTGACCGAGTAATGGCATTTATGATGATAATGTTTCAATTAGAAGAAGAGGGAGAAAAGGTGTTTAGTGAAAGTTCTAATAAAAATAAATCTGCTGTTGCATTATTGGAATCTTATAAAAATTGGTTTAAAAAAGATTAACTATGATAACTAATTCTGATGGTAATTTTAGTGTTGCAATGCCCAAACATAGGGTAACAAGAGCACAAAAAAATGCTGATAATAAACATTGGTACAAGAATAACTTAGACTTTTTAGATAAGAGGTCATTTTCACAAGTTGGTTTTAATGGTTATGGATTAGATACTTTTGATACTAATGGTGTATCAGAGTATAAGAGGATGAAAGTGAATTATGACTTGTTTAATAATATCATAAATATTCGTGACTTTGAATATGTGACTAAACCATTTGGTGCACAAGCAGGTGAATTGCCTGCTAACTTTGTTAATAGAGATATTATATCTCCTAAGATAAAGATGCTACTTGGTATGGAAATGAAAAGACCATTTTCATGGAAAGTATTTGCTGTTAATGAAGAAGCTACTACAAGAAGAGAACAAGAAGAATTTGGTAGAATGAGAGATTATGTGGTTTCAGAAATAATGAAACCTATCAGGATGGAGATAGAGAAGAAAGCAATGGAAGAAGCTCAGGGTCAAGAACTTACACCTGAACAACAGCAACAGATACAACAACAAATAGAACAAGAGTTACAAGCACAAACTCCTGAAGAAGTTAAGAAGTATATGCTAAGGGAACATCAAGACCCAGCTGAAGCTTTAGCTCATCATCTATTGGAGTATTTGATACAGAAAGAAGATATACCTACTAAGTTTAATCAAGGATTTAAACATCTATGTATTTCTGCTAAAGAAGCATATTGGGTAGGAGTTCTTAATAATGAACCTGCAATGTCTGTTATTAATCCTCTTTACTTTGACTATGATAAGTCACCTGACTTAGAGTTTATTGAAGAAGGAGAATGGGCAGTATGTGTATATAGAATGTCACCATCAAGAGTAGTACAATTCTTTGGTGATGAGTTATCTACTGCAGAGATAGATAAAATTTATTCTTACTATACACAGAACATGAACCATGTTGTAGATGCTAACTTTACTTTTAATGTAAATAAAGAAGATGAGGGTTGGACTGTAAGAGTAGTACATGCTACATGGAAAGCTCTTAGAAAGATAGGATTTTTATCTTACATGGATGCTAATGGTGAAGTACAAGAAACATTAGTAGATGAAGGTTATACACTTAATAGAGAACAAGGAGATATATCTTGTAAATGGGAATGGATACCTGAAGTATATGAAGGTTACAAGATTGGTGTAGATATATATGTTTATCTTAGACCTGTACCTGGACAGTTTAAAGACATTAGTAATCTGTATAACTGTAAGTTACCTTACATTGGTGCAGTAATGGATACTACTAACTCTCTTCCTACATCATTTGTAGATAGAGTAAAAGCATTTCAGTATTATTATGATATTATCATGTATAGGATAGAACTATTAATGGCATCAGATAAAGGTAAAATTCTAATGATGAACATTGGTATGATACCTGAATCTGCTGGTATTGATGTAGAGAAATGGTTATACTTTGCTGAGTCTTCTAAGATTGGATTCTTAAATCCTAATGAAGAAGGTAATAAAGGAGATAACTCTATACCTAATGCTGTTAAAGAAATAGATATGTCATTAGCTTCTGATATTCAGAAGTATATTAGTTTAGCAGAATATATTGAAAGAAGAGCAGGAATATCTATTGGTATTCCACCTGAAGCTGAAGGTCAGATTGGTCCTAATGCTGCAGTTACAAATACTAAACAAACTATGGTTCAGAGTTCTCATAT